ATGAGTATGAGAGATTAGAACAATGGCGAGTTGCTAAATCTCAATTAGTATCAACTCATCAAAAGTGGATTGATAGTATCACTAAACAATGTGATGAGTTAAAGATTGGATTGAAAGCATACAGATATATGAGTGAGGCAATAGAACTTGCAACTGCACTTGGTATCAAGATTGATGAGGCAGAATTAATTAGAACTAACTCAACAGGCTTAACAATCTATAACCCAACAAATCTTGCTGAAAGAATAAAAGGTATGAAAAATAAACACCAATCAAGAGAGGCTAAAATATTGGCAAGAAAACAATATGAACAATCAATGAATTAATTGATTGACAATGTATGGGAATTGCTATAAATTCCCATACATAAACAGAAAGGATAAATATGATAAAAGATAAAACATTTAGAATAACTTACACAAAATCAACAGGGGAAGAAGTGACAAGGTTTGGTAAGTTTGATGACAAGTCAAGATATTGGACAAGTAAAGTTGGAAAGGCTTTATTAACTTATTTTGATTTAGACGCAAAAGGATATAGAACTGCAAGTGGCAGTTGGAAAGTGAGGTACTAATATGGACGCATTAATAATTTTAACTGTATGCATTGCAGTTGTATATGTGGGGTTATTTGTATGAGCGATTATGTTTGGTGTCACGGACCGAGTTGCCACTTAAATCACACAGTTGACCGAGTGCGAGGAACTAAAGGCAACAAGGTTTTAAGAACTAGAAGAATAAAACTACATCCAGAGTATATTAATATGTATTCATATTTTTGTAGTAATGGTTGTTATAATGACTTTGCAAATAAATATATTGAGCAAGTTATAAACATTGCACCGAGGAACGAGCCATTGGAAACACCGATTGAAAGAGTTGAGAAAACAACTCACACTACAAATTGGGGGCATACTTATACAAATACAAGGATTATAACTGTTGACAATCCAGAATAGTCTATGCTATATAATCCCATATTAACAGAAAGGATAAAATGACAAAAAAAATAAAAGACGAATATATGCCAGGCGGTGCGAGAAGACAGGAACTGTTGGACAAGGCAGTTGATTATCTTAGAACACCTGGACAAACTCAAAACATTAAGCACGAGTTTTGTATTAAGTATCTTAAGATGACCGAAACGGAATATCTTGAGGCACTTAACAAAGCAACTAATGGCGAGTTAGTGAGGTCTTTATGGAACTAAAAATTATCAACACAGTAGAAGATGAGCCGACTTTAGAGTCGGCTCAAGAGTTTGTTGGCGGTATGGTTCAAGGTATAGAATTCCCAAACGGGGATTATATGATTATGAACGAAGAAGGTAAGCTTATGGGTTTACCTGTCAACGAACCCGCAACAAAGTTATGGCGTAAATCTTTTACAAAAGATAAATACATATTTGGTTATGATGATTGGGTAGCCGGCCCAGTTATACTAATCAAAAAGCACGCGCTCAAACGTTGGGCCGCGTAGCCTTTCTGAATGGCGCGCCTAACGGCGCGCCTGCTCCCATACAATAGAGGTACCAAACCAATCTCAAATATAGCTTGATGCTTGTGGGCCCACCCACCCAAATAAAAAAAGGGATCCTAAGCTCGACCCTTTACTGCTTGATTTAGACGGTCATTCAGGTTAAAAAGTAAATGGGACTCCTATATGAACCTAGATAAAATAAATTTAGAAAAATTACCTGCTGACGTTCGAAAAGAATTTATGAAACTAGCCATTCGGTTAGGAGAAAAGAAAAAAGAGTCCCAGATCCATTCTGATTTTTTAACTTTTGTAAAACATATGTGGCCTGAATTTGTAGAGGGGTCCCATCATAAAATTGTTTCTGAAAAATTTAATAAATTAGCAACGGGCGAAATAAAAAGATTAATCATTAATATGCCTCCTAGACATACAAAATCTGAATTTGCAAGTACCTTGCTCCCCGCTTGGATGATAGGTAAACATCCAGATTTAAAAATTATACAATCTACTCACACCACGGAGCTCGCTGTTCGATTCGGTAGAAAAGCAAAAAATATAATTGACAGTGAAGAGTATAAAAAAGTTTTCAAGACCACCCTCCGCGAAGACTCAAAAGCTGCTGGACGTTGGGAGACTAACTCCAAAGGTGAATACTTCGCTGCCGGTGTTGGTGGTGCAATCACCGGACGAGGCGCGGATCTTCTAATCATTGATGATCCGCACTCGGAGCAAGATGCGTTGAACGCGCAAGCACTAGAGCGTGCCTATGAATGGTATACATCAGGTCCACGTCAGCGTTTACAACCAGGAGGAAGAATTGTTTTGGTTATGACGCGATGGAGTCAAAAGGATCTAACTGGTAAACTATTACAGGCACAAAAAGAATCAAAAGCAGACCAATGGGAAATTGTAGAATTTCCTGCAATACTACCATCAGGTAAACCGGTATGGCCTGAGTATTGGAAATTAGAAGAACTTGAAGGAGTCAAAGCTTCTCTATCGATTGGTAAGTGGAATGCACAGTGGATGCAAAATCCAACGAGTGAGGAAGGATCAATCATTAAACGAGAATGGTGGCAAACTTGGGAGAAAGAACAGATGCCTCGCTTACATCACGTTATACAATCCTATGATACTGCTTTTATGAAAAAAGAATCTGCCGATTATTCTGCAATTACTACGTGGGGAGTATTTTATCCATCAGAAGATAGTGGTCCTAATTTAATATTATTAGATGCAGTTAAAGAAAGATTTGAATTTCCTGAGTTAAGACGGGTTGCAATGGAGCAATATAATTACTGGAATCCTGAAACAATTATTATAGAATCTAAAGCTTCGGGCTTGCCTTTAACGTACGAATTGCGTAAAATGGGTCTCCCGGTTGTAAATTTTACACCGAGCAGGGGCAATGATAAGCATACTAGAGTTAATGCAGTTGCGCCCTTATTTGAATCAGGCAAAATTTGGGCCCCAGATTTAAAGTTTGCAGAAGAAGTGATAGAGGAGTGCGCTGCGTTTCCATACGGTGACCACGATGACTTGGTCGATAGTATGACACAAGCAGTAATGAGATTTAGACAAGGAGGATTTATTGAACACCCTGAAGACGAACAGGATCAAGATTTACCTCAGACGGTTAAGGAATATTACTGATGAGTAAACAACAGATTATTTTAAAAATTATGGACGGCGCCCGACGTCTCGGGATCCGACCATCCGATATCCTCGGTAAAGGTACCAATATATTTAGATTCCCAAAACAAGGTGATATTAATCCGTTTGATCCAAATATGTTAGTTGCAATGAAACAGTTTGGTCAAGACTCGGTTACCAAAGCAAAAGAAAAATTAGCCGATGGTCTTCGTTATCTTACAACCGAAAACGAAATGAATCTTACAAATTATTTAAATAACTTAAATGATTTTTTAAGAATGGGTAAAGGACAAGAGCCAATCAAAGAAGGATTGGCTGGCACAAAGACTGCAGATGTATTCGATATACAAAATAAAAAATTGTTAACCGGTAAAGAAAAAGAAACATTAGAACAAACTCAAGGACTCGCTCCTGGTGTTGATCCAGAATCCACTATGGGTCAAATACAAAATATTGGTAGAGGACTAGAAGAATTTTTAGATCAAGTTCAAGGTATTGATCCTGCAACCAGACGTAAATTAAATCAAGAAAAAATAAATCAAGTCATTAAACAAGTAACCGATGTCGGCGGATCGATGGACGATGCAAGAGATCTATTAAGTAAAACTACAAGTTTAGATATTTTATTAGAACAAACATTACCAAGATATGTTAAAGCAAAAAATTTAGGAGCTAAAACAAAACCAGAAATAGAGATGATCGAAGAAGCAGAAGATTCTTTTGATGTTTATAAAGATAGACCAGAAAAACTTGAAGAACATTTTAAAGAATTTTATACACCAAGATTAATCATCTCTAGAATAGAAGATTCGATAGCAGAAAATTTAAGACAAACTGGAAAGTTTACTGATGATGAAATCGATAACTTAACTATTTATGGTAATGTTGATAAATCTAATCCAATTAAATATTTAGAAGATATGAAAGAAACATTAGGGGATGTGGACTATGATTTAGATACAACCGTTTATAAAAATTATGCAGATGAATATATTTACGGCACAGAAAAATATAACGAAAGAGTAAAAGGTATTAAACCAAAAGTTGATGACGAAGACTTTGATCTTGAAAAAGGTTTAAACGATTTAGATGAATTTAATGTTACTAAAGATGCTGCAAGGGCTAAGAAAATTTTAGATGATTTAGATGACGAAGAACCATTCGCGAACGGCGGACGGGTTGGATTTAGTTTAGGGGGTGGTGTTAAAGGTAAAGCAATACAAGGTATCTTAAATTTAATCCGATCAAAGTATGGCCAAGAAGCAATAGATACTTTAGAGAATTTATACAGTTCTGGTAAATTAAAATTAAATGATATTAAAAAACAATTTTTAGAGGATCGCGAAGCGGTAAAAGGTTTTGAAAAAAGACAAAACAAAACACGTGAGTTAACTGATGAAGAATATGAAGATTTTGTAGAAGAATTAGGTGGAGAAGATTATTTAGAATCTTATAATTTTGATGGAACAGTTGGTGATGCAGAAAGAATTTTAAAAGAACAAAAAGATTATGAAAATTATATGTATGACCAATATAAAACTGGTAAACTTGATCCACAACCAGGAGATACTGGTAGAGAAAGATTTAAATATTTACAAAATCAAATGGAAGAAATGGAAATGTCTGGTGATAAACGATTAATGACTAGAGATGAAATAGAAGAATTAATAGATTTAGAAAAAAGATATGAGTATTTAGATCTATTAGAAAAAGCACAAGACACTACTAGAAAATTAACTAGCGAAGAAATTTCACAGTTAAAAGAATTTGATGATATGGGTTATGCTAATGTTTTAAAAGCAATGGACAAAATAAATAAAAAAGCCAAAGGTGGTTTAATATAATGGTTAAGTTATACAGAGCACAGCCAATAACAGGAATAAGTCCTAGAACTGCACCTACTTTTTTAGATAACATATATGGTGGAGTAAATAGAGGAATAGGAGGGACTAGTTTACAAGGACAATTTTACACTACAGATCCAGCCAGAGCGCGAGCTTATATGCCAACATCTTTTCAAAAATTTTCATACTTTGATCCAAAGTTAGGTCCAAAATTTATGGGTTTTGGAAATCCAGTAGGTGCTTTTGATCCATCAAAAAGTATAACAACTAAACCAGGTATAATAAAATCTATGGACTTATCTGATTTAGATTTTGAAAAAGTAAAATCTTTTACAAAAAAAGTTCCTACTCTTCAAGGTTATCAATTTGCAACTAATTTACCTAATGAGTATTTAGTTCCAAAAACTTTTTTACAAAATAGAAATCCCAGTATAAATCTAGGACAAACTTTAAGAGCATATGGAGATGTTGGTTTAAATTTTTTAAAAAACAGAGCTTTACAAACTTTAGGTTTATTAGGAACATTACCTGCTCAAGCTGGAATTATGACTTTAACACCTACGATTGCAAATGCAGGTGAAGCAGGTATGACTGTTAATGATTTTGCTGCATTAAGAGCGTCAGAAAATCAAGAAGCTAGACGTGTTAATCAATATAGAAACGATGGTGGTGGGGGAGGCGGTGGTAATATATCTGCTTCTCAAGCAGCATCTAATAGAGAAGGTAGAAGAGGCGGTCAATATGGATTCGCTAAAGGTGGTTTAATTGATGAAGGTGTATCAACTTTGTTTATGGAGAAATAAATGCAACTCACACCAGAAATAAGAGAATTTTTTTTACAAAAAGAAAAATCTCCAAAACCTATAATTAGATTTTTAAACAATAAATACAGAGTAATTATTGGTAAAGGAACTGATCCAATTTATTATTATGGAGCTTTTGATAAAAAATCTGATGCTGTCGCTGCAGCTAAAAAAGAAAACGATAAACGAGAAAAACTTTTTAAAGAATCAAGAAAAGGAATTTTAAATCCAAAAGAAGCTCAAAAATTTTTAAAAAATAAAGGATTAAAAGTTGGACTTTCTGGTATAGCCAGATTGTTAAAAAGTGGTGGCATTGAAACTATAGAGGGTGCGAAAGGAAAAGAAACCTTGTTTAAAACACCAACTGATGAACAAGTCGCACAACTAAAACAAAATATGTATAAAGATAAAAAATCAGAATTATACAAAGATCAAGTTCCTAAGAGAAATAAATTAGTAGAAAAATATCTTCGTCAAGGATTGTCTCGTACAGATATTACAAACAGAGTAAGACAAGAGTCTCCTATTGGAGTAACGGGTGAAACAATTGATGAAATAGCAAAAGCAAAAAATATTACAAAAGTTAGTGGACGAGAAGCAGAAGGAAGTAAGATTGTTCAAAACATAAAAACAGATTTAAAAACTTTAGATAAAGAATTAAAAGATACTATTCGAGCAGGTAATTATACCACTGATGGATTAATTAGTAGAACAAGAAAACTTTTAAACTTACCAAACACTGCAAGTGGAAATGCAAATGCAGCATATAGATTAGGTCAATTAGTAGAAGCATATTCAGGAGATACACAATACATTAATAGAACAAGTCCTTATCTTACAAGACAGTCTTTAAAAATAACTGAAGGTTTACCACAGACTAAAGGTTTTGGTGGAATCAAGGGTGCACTTAGAAGAAGAACTTTAGAAGCAAATGTTACAAGACAAATCGGTGAACCAAAAACATTTTTTGCAAATGTTAGAAGAGAATTACAAAAATTAATTCCATCAAATAAAATAAATGTAGATGAAGTAAAAAATATTGCTTCATCAGGAAGATATGGAACGGGTCCTTACAGTATTTTTGTACAAGGAATTAAAGAAGGCATTAATGAATTAAAAGGTAAAACAATTGATCAAGTTGTGGGAAATGCTGAATTTAAATTACAAAATATAGATCCAATAGAAAATGCATATGTAGATCCTAAAACAGGTAAGGTTGAAACTAGATCTGATATTATAAATAATTATAATAATAGAGCAAAAGTATACGAACAACAGTTTAACAAAAATTTAAAAGCAGGTGAACTTCCAGTTCGTGTGCCTTTTTTATCTGAAGCTAAACCAGGAACTACAATCAAAAATAAAGAAGCTTACAAAGACTTTAAAGATATTTTTGATGATATTCATTCGAAGTATGGATATTCATTTGAAATACCTGAAGATTTAAAAACAGTTTACAATGCAAGAAATTATTTAAGAAGTGGTCCAGGTCAAATAAAATTAAATAGATTTATAAAAAGCGGAGCAGGTAGAGCTTTTGCAATTCCACTTGCAATGTATGGAGCGTATAAAGGATTAAGCACACCGGTCGAAGCAGCAGAAGTAGAACCTACAACTCAACAAATAAAATTTGATGAATACAATACCGCAACTTATCCATCAGACCCACTTGTTAGAGAAGAATTAGAAAAGATTCCAGAAGAACCAGAAACAATTACTCCTGGCTTTACAACTGTTGCAGCAGCTGCGGGTGTTGCCGGTGCACCAGAAATTAAAAAAGCTTATTCAGCAGCAAGAGAATTAGGTCGAGGAAGATTAAGATCTACTGTTGGACTTACAGGTGGACTTGGTGCTTTTGCAGGAACTTTAGGTACACCACTATTTACTGCAGCAATGGATGTACCTTATGCAGTTGATCGATTAAGACAAGGAGAATCTCCAGCAGAAATTTTAAAAGATCCAACAATGTATTTAGGTGCAGCATTTATGGAACCATTATCAAAAGCATCTGGAGTTATTCAATCTGCAGAAAAATTATCAGCAGGACAAAAAGCAAAAAGATTTTTTGATTTATCAACTATTGCAAAAGAAGCAAGACCAGGAGCATTAAGTAAAGTTCTAAGATTAGGAATGAGTCCTAGAGCAATTGCTGGTGTATCTAGGTTTTTTGGTTTACCTGGACTGTTAATTAGTGGTGGATTAACTGCATATGATCTGTATAATACTTACCAGCAATCTAAAAAAAGTCAGGGCATAGATGAATAGACGAGCGTTTTTGAAATTATTTGGCGGCATTCTTGCTACCTCTCCAGCATTAATGAAAATGTTAATGACTGCAGAAAAGACGGGTGCTGTTCAAGAAGGTATTAAACAACTTAAGAAAAGCACAACTGCAATGCCTGAGTGGTTGCCTGGATTTATAGAAAAAATAAAAACGTTAGGTAAATCAAAAGAGATTGATGAAAAAGTTTTTGAATACGTAGATGAAAGTTTACCGGGTGTAAAGGTTACTGAAGATTTAGGAGAACAAAAATATTTAATCGAAGGTCAGAATGAATATGGTCAACCATTCCAAATGGAATACGAAGCTCCTAAAACTTTAGAAGGTGGTGAAAAGTTTCCTGGTGATTTTGTTGCAGAAGATACTGTACCTTTTTCAAGTTATGGTGATGACGTAGATTACGATGTTGAAGTATTAGAATCTGTTGATGATATATTAGGTGGTGATGGTCCAAGACTAGAAAAATACGCAACAGGGAAAACTAAAATGACCAAAGGTGAAAAAAGAGTTGGAGATGCAGAAATGAGAGCTGAAGCTGCAATGGAAGATATTGATATTGATGAATTTAAAGATGGAGGTCTGACAAGCACTATTCCTCCAAAAAGAGGCCCAATGTCAGAAGGGGTTGAAAGTTTATTTAGAACAAGGTAAAGTAAATTATGGCAGTAGATAAAACATTATCGGAATTAGGAAACATAAAAACGGATGTAAAAGTTCCTGGTAAAGGACAAATACAAGAAGTTGTAACTGAAAAAATTTCAGAACAGATAAAAGATCAACCTGTAGAAATTACTCCAGAAGATGACGGTGGTGCAACAGTTTCATTTGATCCACAAGCAGGCGCACCTGCGGGCGGTGAAGATCATTATACAAATTTAGCTGAAATATTAGAAGATGATATTTTAGATCCATTAGGAAGTAAGTTAGTAGAAAATTATAGAGATTACAAAAGTTCAAGAAAAGATTGGGAATCAACTTATACAAAAGGTTTAGATCTTTTAGGATTTAAATATACTGAAAGAACAGAACCTTTTAGAGGCGCATCTAGTGCAACTCACCCAGTTCTTGCAGAAGCAGTAACACAATTCCAAGCACAAGCGTATAAAGAATTATTACCTGCTGGTGGACCTGTTAGAACACAAATACTTGGAGCTTCTAATAGACAAAAAGAAGATCAAGCAACAAGAGTAAAAGATTTTATGAATTATCAAATTATGGATCGTATGTCAGAATACGAACCTGAGTTTGATCAAATGTTATTCTACCTACCTTTATCAGGATCAACTTTTAAAAAAGTTTATTACGATGATCTTTTAGGTAGAGCCGTGTCGAAGTTTGTACCGGCAGATGATCTGGTCGTTCCGTATTCAGCTACCTCATTAGATGATGCGGAATCCGTCATCCACATAATTAAAATGTCAGAAAATGATTTAAGAAAACAACAAGTAAGTGGTTTCTATAAAGATGTAGATTTAGCTGCACCACCAATGAATACAGACCAAATTACAAAAAAAGAACAAGAATTAGAAGGTGTAGAACAAACTAAACAAGATGACATTTACACTTTATTAGAGTGTCACGTTAATTTAGATTTAGATGGTTTTGAGGATGTCAATCCTGAAGATGGTGAGCCGACTGGAATTAAACTTCCGTATGTTGTAACTGTAGAAGAATCTACAGGAACTGTTTTATCAATTAAAAGAAATTATAAAATTGATGATCCATTAAGAAATAAAATAAATTATTTTGTACACTTTAAATTTTTACCAGGACTAGGTTTTTATGGTTTTGGTTTAATTCATATGATTGGTGGTTTATCAAGAACTGCAACATCTGCATTAAGACAATTACTCGATGCAGGAACTTTATCTAATTTACCTGCTGGATTTAAAACTAGAGGAATTAGAGTTAGGGATGATGCGCAACCAATTCAACCCGGTGAATTTAGAGATGTTGATGCACCTGGAGGAAATTTAAGAGATTCATTTTTACCTTTACCATTTAAAGAGCCATCACAAACATTATTACAATTACTAGGTATTGTTGTTCAAGCAGGTCAAAGATTTGCATCAATTGCTGATATGCAAGTTGGTGATGGAAACCAAGGTGCTGCTGTAGGAACAACCGTTGCATTACTTGAAAGAGGTTCAAGAGTAATGTCTGCTATTCACAAAAGAATTTACTCTGCACTTAAAATTGAATTTAAATTACTTGCAGAAGTATTTAAAACTTATCTTCCACCAGAATATCCTTACGATGTTGTGGGTGGAAATAAGACGGTTAAAGTCCAAGACTTTGATGACCGTGTTGACATATTGCCAGTTGCTGATCCGAACATCTTTTCACAGACACAAAGGATATCTATTGCCCAAACAGAACTGCAGCTGGCAATGTCAAATCCAAAAATGCACAATATGTATCAAGCATATAGAGGTATGTATGAAGCTTTAGGTGTAAAAAATATTGATTTAGTGCTTCCACCACCTCAACAACCACAACCAATGGACCCAAGTATGGAACATATTCAAGCTTTAGCAGGCAAACAGTTCCAAGCTTTCCCTGGTCAAGACCACAAAGCACACATTGATGCGCATTTAAACTATATGTCACTCAATATGGTACGAAATAATCCGATTGTGATGGCTTCAATACAAAAAAATATACTTGAACACATCAGTTTAATGGCTCAAGAGCAAGTTCAAATGGAATTTGTACAAGAATTAAGAGAAATTCAAGCGTTGCAACAACAAATTGCACAAAATCCGATGATGATGCAACAAAATCCGGCTATCGCACAACGAATTCAACAAATTACAACTCAAATTGAAGCTAGAAAAGCACAATTGATCGCTGAAATGCAAAAAGATTTCTCTGAAGAAGAAAATAGGATCACTTCACAGTTAGATAGCGACCCATTATTGAAATTAAAATCACGAGAAGTGGATTTAAGAGCAATGGAGAACGAAAGAAAGCGTGAAGAAAATGAAACTAGATTGAATTTAGACGCTATGAAGGCTATGATGAACCAACAAAACCAAGAAGAGAAGTTGGAACAGAATGAAGACCTTGCAAAACTACGTGCAGGTGTAAGTTTAGCTAAAT